AAACTTCTGAGACTCAGGACCAATCCTTGAATCATCAACACCTATCATAAATCTATCTTCTTTAGTATATCTTACTTCAGGAGTAATGCCAAAGAACGCTCTAAAGAACTGTTGAATAGAATACAAGGTCCCTTTAGATCTATAAAGAGTGTTTGAATACTTTGCAGCGGCTCTTTTGTTTTGGAACCCTTCAAAGTATGATTGACCCAACAACAATTCATCTTCAATGAATGATAAAAGTGCAAGGTCGGTAGAAGAAATGTCGCGAGAAAGAAATATGTCATGAACTAATCTGCCAGGAGATTGATCAGAGTCTTCAAACTGGTTATAGTATTGAAGTAACTTTATTAGCTTGGGGTATTCTGTTTTAAAGTAATCAGGCAGCACTTGTTCAATCTGATGATTATCAGTGAACGTATAATCCCTACGCAAATTATCTCTTAATGTAAAATCTCTTGCCATTTTATGCTACTATGTTGATGTTACGGTTACTGCAGATGCGAATGATGGATCTTCATCAAATTGTAGAATGTCTTCTCTTACTGGTGCGATCGCACTCTGGTTTGCAGGAAGCACACTAATCTTAATATAGTTTACACCACCAATAATACTATTTGGTTGCCATCCTACCAGACTTAATCTGCCGTTAGCCGCATCATAACTACCCACGTTATCAACAACAACAGATGAACCATCTAGTGTTACAACTTGTAACTTGTTGCTGTTAAGTTTGTTACGGATCTTACATGCCCGCCCATCAATGTTGAATGCTGTGCTGTTAACAGTAAAGATTTCATCATCTGGAGCTGCAAGTGAAGCTGGAAACCTTAGGTTGAAATCGTTCTGAGCATCTAGCCTTGGGATCACTCGCTGTTGCATCTTTACTTCCATACGAGAAGAAAGAACAGCTGGTGATACTTGGTCAATGAGAGTCAACAGGTTAGATCTTCTATATGCTTGACCAAACTTTCCTGTACTGGTTGTGAAGTAGTCTCTAACAACAGTGTTAACAGAATCGGTGATACTATTCAACGATAGAGTTGTTAGCTTAGGATTGAATTGGAAGAATGTGTTTGTTTCAATAAATGTCGTTACTGGATCAACAAATCTCAGTCTGAAAGATACAACAGATAACTGATCGACCAAATCTTGAATACTATTTTTAGTTGTAGCCTGAGTAGAAGCAGGAACATCGTCCTCAAACACAATAGACATATACACAGCACCAAACTCAGGCTTTAGAGCATCTTCACCTCCAAAAGATTTAATGTCTTTAATTAGTGTGGAGAAGTTTCTTAGCACCAAAGATGAATAGTCATCTGAAGTAACCATTCGGTTTTGAGTAGCATATTGGAATGGAGCATTTGTTCTAATAGATTGATTAGTTTCTTTTAGATCTCCGCCCAAGGAGTTAGTAACAGTTGCAGCTGAGATATTATAGCTATTGCTTCCTACCTGCACTTGAGTGATTGGGCTGAATACAGCACCATCATTTGCAGCTGGACCAGCAACAGAAAGATAATCAACCTCAATCTTATATCCTGCTTTAGGAGTGACACCAAATGTAACGCCGTCACCAAATGATAATTCATAATACTCATTCGGTGCTTCTTTTAATACATACAATGCTGTCTGGGCATTAATCAGTGTAGCATCTTTAATATTTTGATATGTGGCAAATGCAACGGAAGAAGGAGTCTCATACACTCTCACAATAGCAGTATCTAAGTCAAGATCTTTATCTGGAATAATATACAGAGCGTCTTGTGTAATGGCATCTGCAATAAATGTCTTAGTTCTTTGTGTACCTTGATAGATTGTAATATTGGATGAGCCAGATGTAGTTTTAAATCTATAGATCCCCGATCCGTCATCAGTAGCCGTTACAGTTTCTCTTGTTTGAAAAGTATATGTAATATCATCAATAGAACTCTCAAACCTAACACCTGGAGCTAGTGATACTGTCGAAGGTCTTTCTGCAAGCGAAGATAGGTTGATAGAGAATGTGACGACTGCTCGAGATGCAGTCTTTGACTTGGGAATATAACCGATACCCTCAGCAAGAGAAACCAAAGAGCTTCTAAGTTGAGCTGTTCCAAGGAACGATTCGTTCAAAGCAAAGTTTGCGATAAGTCCATTATAGTGGGTGTTGTATGCTAGAACATCAAGGATGTTAGAAAGCCCTGACGCCTCAAAGTTATAATCCGTAAACTCATTTTGCTGAGCTAGAAACGTCTTTAAGTTATTTTTAATCGACGTAAAGTCTAGGTTTGTTGACTTAATTGTTGTTGCCATTATCTCAGCCTCGATAGGTTCGTAGTGAATGTTACAATTTCTTCTGTGCTAACAATCTTAAACACAATTGACACTCTCATGTCATTTTGATCAGGAAGGACGTTTACATTAATGTCCATAACTTCAACTCTAGGCTCATAAGTCTGAATTGCGGTTGCAATATTTACACTGACTTCTGATTCTGTTTGATCATCAGCAAGTTCAAACAGTAGCCCTCTAAGGTTTGCTCCAAAGAATGGTCGAAATGGTTTCTCATAATGATCAGTTAATAGTAAGTTCTTGATAGCTTGCTTTACAGATGCAGCATCTCTCTTTTTATAGATATCACCAGCAGGTTTTTTATTGAACGTAAGATCGATATCAACGTAGTCCACAGTACGCGATGATATCAGCGTACTTTTCTGTAGATTGCCATCTTCTGTTGATAGAACTCTTCTAATAGCCATTGTACTTCCAAATTATTTCTATTATTTATACGTTTAAATTAGGATGTTTGAGATTGATATGTAAGACTGTTTAGTCAATGATTGTCCATCAAATCCCAATGTATATTGCGGATCGTTAAGATCTATAATACGAACATTGTTAAAACTACTCAAAGCTGATACAATAGCCTGTCTGACTTGATTGTGTCTGGTTGTAGACGCTTTTGATGTTACGGGGAATAGCATGAATGTAATTATGTGACTACGTCTTATTGATTCATTTACAATTGATTTTACTCTTTGAGCGATAACATCAGGCGCATCTGTACTTGTGATTGTGTCATTATATCCAGCAGAGATTACAACTACCTCACCACCTTTAATCTTTTTAATGTTTTCTTTAATAGCAGCATCGCGTGATGTTCTTCCATCTGATGCATACGATTGCCATGGATCGCCACCAAATACTCTCAGTTGTCTTGCATGAAGGTCTCCAACAGTAAAGTATCCTGCAACCTGATCTGGAAGTTGCGCAGGGAATTTGACTGTTGTATCTGGAATCTCTGTAATCTCCACTAGCTGACTTGTAGCTTGAACAGTATTATTAAAACGAGTTTCTGCAATTCTTTTGAACTTAACTTTGTAGTCAACAGGAATCGTAGGCATTTGGATAATAATTTGAGCGTTCAGTTCACCTTCAACATATGTATCGTAATCCAATATAAGTTTATCAAACGTAGGATGATACACCTGCAAATACTTAGCTAGCTCAAATGTTTTATCATTATCTGTCTTGCCATTTCTTCTCAACTCATATACAATCCCTCTACCAGTTGTGGCAAGGAAGTTGTGGTTGTCTTCATCTTCTGTAATTTGTTCTTGTGGAGCAGCCTTGTATATTCCTTCAACAACAACCAATTGATGCAGAGCAAATCTTTTATCATTATCACGAATTGCTCTAACAATCTCTGCATGAGGAATAAGGTTCCGTGCAAGCTGTTTACGATCTTCAATCTCAGTTATGTGATCTAAGGTCACTCCATTTAAGAATGATCCAATAGTCACACCATCACACAAAGGAGTACGAGCGTTGATTGTTTGTAATCTCTCAGGTACAAATCTCAGATCTGGAATATAATTTCTTGGCATTAGACAGCCTTTATTCGTTTAGATGTTAATACTTGTGAAGGACTGCCAATAGGCGTCTGCCCTTGAATAACAATAGAAGTCGTATCAACGATAGTAGATACATTGGGTGGAGTCGTCTTTGCATATTCAGGAGACAGTTTACCTTCTGACTGCATCAGAGCAAGGAACTCTGCATTGTTTCTATGAGCAGGATCTCTCATCTTAGATCGGACCTGAGCAGCCGACAGTTGTTTATCAGTCACCCCAGCGGTCTTTGATGAAAGATCAATATTGTTTTTAATGATGTTATCTGGATCGACAGTTACCTTTTTAACGCCCTTTGATCCTTTGACTTGATAGTCAGATAGTAGAGCGGCTGTTGGCTTAGCGGAAGCGGTTGTATCCGTTGCTGTGTCTGTTACTGTGTAACCAGCAGCTGAACCTGTACCACCACCTGGATCTGGATCTGCATAGTTCTGTGAGTTGGTAACATCAGATGTTATTGACTTCTCTGCAGTTCCTTTAAGATCGCCATGGAATGTGGGAGCTGTTACTCCATCTGTAAATGTTGCTGATGTGCCATAGATGTTTTTAACATAGGAGATTATATTATCACCTCCAATTGTTCCTGACGATCCAAATACAGATAAGTTAGTAGCAGCAATGTTTGCTTCTGGTGAAGTTAAAACCACTTCCTGCTCTGCCGTCATAGTCAATGTACCAGAGCTGGCTATAAGCATATCACCTTGGACAGCATATCTAGCATCACCTTTAATAATTGTATTCAACCCATCAAAGTATTGGACAACTCCTCCTCCAGTGACAAGATTGGATTCATTGCCATTAACTGTGGATATTTTGTCACCATAAACCTTACTAACAGATGGACCATTTACTAATTCTGTTTTTTTCTGAGACGACACATTGAACTCACCTCCAACATCAATGTTGAGATCGCCAGTAACACTCAGAGTGAGGTTGCCTTGGAACGACATCTTACCATCACCTGTAACAGACAAGTTATAGTCTTCGTTTACAACATCAACTCTTCGCTTAGATGATACCATAACAGAACCATCTGGACCAATGTTAATTCCTGTTCCATTGGCATGCCGAATCATAATTCTTTCTGAACCTGATGTATCATTATACTCAATTGAATGACCACCAGGAGTAGTTGTTTCATATACCTGTGTATACTCTGCTTCGTTTCCTTGAATGGTGTTATCAGGGATTTCAATACCAAATGTGTTTAGAAGTTTACCACCAGTGTTGGTTGTTGGCTCACCTTCCGTACCAGGAGCTGGATGAATACCAGTGTGATCTCCAACACTAGATGCAATATTGCCAGCAGTTCTTACCACACCACTTCCTTGAGTGGTTGTTCTATTTACAATACTTTCAACATTTCTAGTGGACATTATACGTTTCCTTGCGCAGCTGAGATAAGTTGCTGAG